GCTGAAGCGGAATTAGCAAACATTCTCTCAACTGAGATTCTTGCTGAAATCAACCGCGAAGTTATCAGAACCATCTACAAGGTTGCTGAGCAAGGTGCTGTTCAGAACGTTGCAACTCCAGGTATCTTCGATCTTGACGTTGATTCAAACGGACGTTGGAGTGTTGAGAAGTTCAAGGGTCTTCTATTCCAAATCGAGCGTGATGCTAACGCAATCGCTCAGAGAACTCGTCGTGGAAAGGGCAACACCATCATCTGCTCTGCAGACGTTGCTTCCGCTCTAACCATGGCTGGTGTTCTTGATTACACCCCTGCACTTAACGCTAACCTAACCGTTGATGACACTGGCAATACTTTTGCTGGTACTCTAATGGGCAAGTTCCGCGTATATATCGATCCATATGCTGCTAACCTGACTTCTTCTAACGGAACTCCAGGCAACCAGTACTATGTCATCGGTTATAAGGGTTCTTCACCTTATGACGCTGGACTCTTCTATTGTCCTTATGTTCCTCTCCAAATGGTACGTGCCGTTGGTGAGAACAGCTTCCAGCCCAAGATTGGCTTTAAGACTCGTTATGGCATGGTTGCAAACCCATTCGCTGAGGGAACCACTGCTGGTCTTGGTAACCTCACTCTTAACCAGAACCGCTACTATCGTAGAGTTGCTGTTAAGAATTTAATGTGATCCATTTCACATGAATTTTGGGGAGTCCTTCGGGACTCCCTTTTTTATTCTAAATAATTAAAAAAATGGCAACTCAAATAGAGAACAGAAATTTTCTCTCACCAACAGGATTTAAGTTTACTTTAACCAGAGCCCCTAAAGTAGCGTTTTTTTGCAATCAAGCAAATATACCGGATTTAAATCTTGGTATCGCAGTTCAACCATCATATCTGAAAGACATCGATCAACCTGGAGATAAAATTGTTTATGGTGATTTGAATCTCCGATTTATGGTTGATGAAAATCTTGAAAATTATATGGAGATTCATAACTGGATTACTGGACTTGGATATCCAGAAAAAATTGAACAATTTAGAGATCTTCAGAAACAAGCAACAATCGATGAAAGGAGATATGTAAATCGTCCATCTCAAATTTATTCAGATGGTAATTTACAAATTTTAAACAGTTCTATGATATCAAAGTTTCAAGTTAAGTTTAAAGATTTGTTTCCATACAACTTGTCAACTCTTCCTTTCGATGCTACACAAACTGACATCCAATACTTTACAGCAGACATAAGTTTCAAGTATACTATCTACAATATAACCGATTTAGCTGGCAATCCTCTATGAGTATTGATCTTGATAAGATTCAAGAAATGTGGGAAAAAGATTCAAAAGTAGATCCAGATAATTTACACACAGAATCTCTAAATGTCCCCGTTCTTCATGCAAAATATTTTGACTTATATAATACTATTTTTCTTTTAAGAAAAAAAGCAGAGCAACAAAAAAGAAATATTCGTCACGAGAGGTATGAATATTATGCTGGAAAAGCAGATCCTGATGTTTATGTGGAGAATCCATTCCCTAAAAAAATTAGGGATAAAGACACCATGCAAAAATATTTGGATGCAGACGAAAAACTTTCCACAGTTTGTTTGAAGATTGATTATTACGATGCAATGTTAACTTATATTGAAAGCATTTTAAAAATGATACAAAATAGAACATATCAAATTAAAAATGCAATTGAGTTTATGAGATTTAACGCTGGACTAGGGTAAATAAATATTCATAGATGCATGGGACATCGTGAATACAACGGATCTTGTAATATCCAAATCAAACGAAGTATTTTTAAAAATTAATACAGAACCTCATATTGAGTATGAACTAAGAGATCATTTCAAGTTTGAGGTTCCTGGGGCAAAATTTATGCCTCAGTATCGCAGCAAATATTGGAATGGTGAGATACATCTATATGATATGAGATCCAAACAAATTTATGTTGGACTCTTAGATAAAATTGTCAATTTTTGTGAGCAATATGGATACTCTTACAAATTCGAAGACAATAAGTTTTACGGACAACCTTTTGAGATAAATGAACATATCTCATATGAAGGTGTCAAAGATTATATGCACTCTATTTGTTCTCATGAACCGAGGCAGTATCAAATAGAGGGAGTATATGATGCTCTAAGGCATAATAGAAAACTATTGATAAGCCCCACTGCCAGCGGCAAATCGTTGATGATTTATTCTCTCGTAAGATATTATGTGGATAGAGGCGAAAAAATTCTCTTAGTTGTTCCGACGACATCTCTTGTAGAACAGATGTACAAGGATTTCCTTGATTATGGTTGGGATGCTGAGACATATTGCCACCGTATCTATTCTGGTAAAGAAAAAACGAATGAATTTCCAGTAACAATTACTACTTGGCAATCAGTCTATAAACTGGAACGTTCATTCTTCGAAGATTATGGTGTTATTATAGGCGATGAAGCTCATTTATTCAAGTCCAAGTCTCTTATAGAGATTATGACAAAACTTCATCATGCCAAATATCGTTTTGGATTTACAGGAACTCTTGATGGAACTCAAACTCATAAATGGGTTCTTGAAGGATTATTCGGTCCATCATACAAGGTGACAAGAACTGACGAGTTGATGAAGCAAGGACATCTTTCTCAACTTGATATTCAATGTATTGTTCTTAAGCACACCCCACAAAAGTTCGAAACCTATGAAGATGAGATACAATATCTTATCTCTCATGAACAAAGAAATAAATTTATTACCAATCTTACACTTGATTTAAAAGGTAATACCCTGGTGCTATTCAGTAGAGTAGAAGCGCACGGAGCAGTGTTATACGAAAAGATAAATAGTCAAAAGCGAGATGATCGTAAAGTATTTTTTGTTCATGGTGGAGTGGATGCTGAAGAAAGAGAATTAGTCAGAGAGATTACGGAGAGAGAAAACAACGCAATTATCGTTGCTTCTTATGGAACTTTTTCTACTGGTATCAATATTAAAAATCTCCATAATGTTATCTTCGCTTCACCCAGTAAATCCAGAATCAGAAATCTTCAAAGCATTGGACGAGTTCTTAGAAAAGGAAAAGACAAAGTAAAAGCCACACTTTATGATATTGCTGATGATTGCACATATAACTCAAGAAAAAATTATACTCTAAATCACCTCATTGAAAGAATCAAAATCTATAATGAAGAGAACTTCAATTATGAAATAATCACAATACAACTTAAAAAAAATGGGAATTGAAGAAGATTTTTATGCAACAGTCAAATTAAAATCTGGCGAAGAACTCTTCGCTAAGGTAGCAGCTTCTGAGGAAGATGATCGGACACTTCTTATCATCTCAAATCCAATTATAATTTCAGAATTAAAGTCAAGAAGTGGGACAGTTGGATATAAAATAGAACCTTGGTTAAAAACAACCAAAGAAGATATGTTCATTATTAATCTAGACGATGTTATTACATTGTCCGAATCATATGATGTAGAGATGATAATGATGTATCAATCTTATATTCGTAATTCTCAAAGTAAAGGAAATGAACATAAATTAGATCGAAAGATGGGATACATTGCTAATGTAAATGATGCAAAAGATATCTTAGAGAAACTCTTTAAAAGAAGCTAAACCATTCTTTTCAACCCCGACAAAGGTTATTGTACACGCCTTTAAGCACCTTGTCAACTATCTTTAAAAATGGTATAATTCATACATATTATCAGATAAATTAATGATAACTACATCAGTTATGACCAGAAGAAAAAGGTCAGAGCATTACGTCAACAATAAAGAGTTTCTTGCCGCTCTAATTAAGTACAGTGAAGATAAAGAGATCGCTCTACTTCAAGACAAACCAAAACCTCCCATTCCTCGTTACATTGGGGAGTGTTTTCTGAAGATTGCTAATCATTTATCATTTAAACCAAATTTTGTCAATTACATGTTCAAAGAGGACATGATTTCTGATGGCATTGAAAACTGCGTTCAGTATATTCACAACTTCAATCCAGAAAAGTCTCAAAATCCTTTTGCATATTTTACTCAGATCATTCATTATGCTTTTCTTCGTCGTATTCAAAGAGAAAAGCGTCAGTTAGAAATCAAGAACAAAATCCTAGAACGCTCTGGATTTTCTGAGGTATTTGACGATAATAGTATTGACGGATCCAACTACAGCGACTACAATAGTATCAAAGATGCCGTCCACTCTAAACTTCGCTATTGAATGAAAATCGCCATTATCACTGATACTCATTACGGATGCCGTAGAGGTTCGAAATTATTTCATGATTATTTTGAGATCTTCTATAAGAATGTCTTTTTTCCTGCCCTTAAAGAGAATGAGGTGAAAACCGTAATTCATATGGGTGATGCTTTTGATAGCCGAAAATCTATTGACTATCAAAGTTTAGAGTGGGCAAAGCGTGTGGTATTTGAACCATTAAAAGAATACGATGTCCACATGATTGTTGGTAATCATGATTGTTATTATAAAAATACTAACTCAGTAAATTCTCCAAGTCTTTTACTTCAAACATATCCAAATATTAAAACTTATAGTTCTCCAAAAACTATTAAAGTAAAAAATCTTCTCATCGCACTTATGCCATGGATTTGTTCTGAGAATTATAATGAGTCTATTGGGGAAATTGAAAAGACTAAAGCTAAAGTTTTAATGGGACATCTTGAATTGACGGGGTTTCATGCGTATCGTGGACATACGATGGAAGACGGCATGGATCCAAAAGTCTTTAATAAATTTGAAAAAGTTTTTTCTGGACACTATCATACTCGCTCCAATGATGGAAAAATATTCTACTTGGGAAATCCATATGAAATGTATTGGAATGATGTAAATGATACTCGTGGGTTTACTATTTTTGATACTGAAACATTAGAACACACTCATGTAGATAATCCATATAGAATGTTTCATAACATTTATTATGAAGATACTGACTATAGATTATTCGATTGTAGAGAATATGAGAATAAAATAGTCAAGGTAATCGTTAGAAAAAAATCTGATATCAAAAAATTTGAAAAGTTTGTTGATAAATTGTACACTTCAAATGTTTCGGAATTAAAAATAATTGAAAACTTTGACTTCCAAGAATCTAAGGAGTTTGAAGCTCTTGAATCCGAAGACACTCTTTCTATCTTGAACAGATACATAGAGGAATCGGAAGTTAATCTTGATAAATCAATCATTCAAAAAATGATTAAAGAAGTCTATCAAGAGGCATGTGAGTTAGTTTAACAAATGTTTATATTAACTATTAACGGGAAAGAATCCGAAGGTGCATATTCAGTTTTAAATTCTGATGGAGAGCAAATTTTGTATCTTTTTGAGGAAGAGGACGATGCAGCTCGTTATGCTATGATGCTAGAAGAAGACGGGGCTCCAGAAATGCATGTGATTGAAATTGAAGATGATGTAATGATAAAAACCTGTGAAATGCACGGATATCAATACACTCTCATAACTCCAAATGATATTGTAATTCCTCCAAGTGATCCTCATGATTTTATTTAAAACTATAAAGTGGAAAAATTTTCTTTCTACTGGACAACACGAAACTGAACTTGACTTCACAAAGAATAGAACCAACTTGATTATTGGTACAAACGGCGCTGGTAAAAGTACAGTTCTTGATGCCCTTACTTTTTCTTTGTTTGGAAAACCTTTTCGTAAGATTAACAAACCACAATTAATCAATACAGTCAATGAGAAGGATTGTAGAGTTGAAGTTGAGTTTTCTATCGGAACCACTGATTGGAAAGTTGTTCGTGGAATCAAACCATCTTTATTTGAAATTTATAGGAACGGAAATATTCTAGATCAATCTGCTGCAGCTCTTGATCAACAAAAATGGTTAGAACAAAATGTTTTAAAAATGAACTATAAGTCATTTACTCAGATTGTAATTCTGGGTAGCAGCACTTTTGTTCCTTTTATGCAACTTTCTGCTGCTCATCGTAGGGAAGTTATTGAAGATCTTTTGGATATTAAGATCTTTTCTTCTATGAATACTATTATTAAAGAAAAGATTCGCACGGCTAAAGAAGATATCAAAATACTAGAACTTAAAAAAGAGTCTCTTCTAGATAAAGTCAAAATGCAAAAAGATTTTATTGAAGAACTTGAAAATCGTGGTAATGCTAATATTAATGCTAATAAACGGAAAATTGCCGATTTAGATGTAGAGATAGAACAATACATTGGAGAAAATTCTTCTTTGGAAGAACCTCTTCGTGAATTTATTCGAGAGCAAGATCAAATAATTGGTTTTGCAGAGAAACTTAAAAAACTTGGAAACCTTAAGGGGAAGATTTCTCAAAAAGTATCAATGATTACTCAGGAACATAAATTCTTTACGGAGAATACGGTATGCCCTACCTGCACTCAATCCATTGAGGAAACCTTCAGAATAAATAGAATTACAGACGCTCAAAATAAAGCAAAAGAGTTGCAATCTGGTTATAAAGAACTAGAGGAGGCAATTAAAGAGGAAGAGGAGCGAGAGCGTCAATTCAATACTCTGTCTAAGGAGATTTCAAAACTAACGAATGGCATTTCTCAAAACAATATTAAGATTAACGGATTACAAAGACAAATCCGAAATCTTGAACACGAAATTCAAGTTCTTACCGAGAACCTTGCAAACAGAAATTCTGAACATGAGAAGCTAGAATCCTTCAAGAACAATCTAAAAACTACATACGACGATATCGCTTCTAGAAAAGACTCAGTTAACTATTACGACTTTACATATAGTTTACTTAAAGACGGTGGAGTAAAATCCAAAATCATTAAGAAGTATCTACCGCTGATAAATCAGCAAGTTAACCGTTATCTTCAGATGATGGACTTCTATATTAACTTCAC